GCAATAATGCTCTCTTCGCGATTCCGAAACGTCCCATTCCCGGGCCTAAAGGAGAATAATGATGACAAGTCGTACCAGATCTAGAACGAGAATGGCCCTAGGAGGCACCCTTTGGAGAAAGGGCTCACCACCTTTAACTTACGGACCATTCCCGTACACGGAATCCATATGGAACTGTGTGGACGTCGTTGGTAAGAAGAAGCGCGAAGATGGCAGTACGCCACCGTCGAATTTCGACTTAATCAAAGACACCATCCAGCCCACGTGGACCGGCTACCGAGCGTCAAGCACGGTGGACGGCGTGGTGTACGACGTCGGGGAACTCCCCGGCGCCGCATACGGATCTGGAATCAATTTCGTTACACCCCTCGAATGGGCGGCAATAGAACCGACCGATCCTGCTCTGACGGCAAAGCTTTTAGCTAACACCAATCCGTTCAGGTATACGGTATCCGTACCAGTAATGGTAGCGGAACTCATCGAGGCTTCCACCCTGCTGAAGCTTGCGGCGGACAACTTTTTCACTCTAATCGGTTCCCAGCACCTAAACTATGTTTTCGGTTGGGAGCAGACCATGAGTGATGTCCGTACCCTCACTAAAATAACCAGTGAGATTGAATCCCGTGTTAAGGAATTCAACAGCTTGATAAAAGAAGGTGGATTGCGGAGGAAGGTGCACCTGGGTAGTTACTCAGGTACTAAATCCAGTGCCGGCGATGTTTCACTTTGGAGCACGCACGGTATTACCCTTACGGGTCGCTGGACTTGCAGCTATCGATCCAAAATCTGGGGATCGGTTCGCTGGAAGCCTTCCAGACCAGGTCAGCTTGAGGTTGCTCAGTTAGCTTCGTTTAACGAGGCAGCTAGGATCGTGTTCGACTTGAAAGAGCCGGACGCGAGCACGATTTGGGAAATGATCCCCTTTTCGTGGCTTGTAGACTACTTCGTCAATATTGGCGATACTTTACAAGCACTCGAGAATACTGACACGGTTTTGCCTTATGACGTTTGTATCATGAGGCAACGCAGTGTAGTAACCCAGACTACGCGTCTTCAACAGACGAATAGTACCCCGCCCTGGCTTCGCCAGTACACGGGGCAGCCTGGTCAGGTCAACTCAGAGCGAAAGCTCCGGGCGGTCCAGACCATAACTGGGATATCATCATTATTATCGTTCGGCATCATGTCCGAGCGACAAGCAACCAATCTCCTAGCACTCTTGCTCCGACTAAGTCGGTTCAAGCTAAGCGGACAAATATAAGATCCGCCGTGCTAGTGAAAACTGGAGGTTCTCCCCTCCCAACTCTTGTGTGTAAAGGACAAACAGCTTATGTTCGCCTCTCCTATCGCGATAACTATTGGAGCCCAGGCTTATAGCCTGAAGCTCAAAAACCAGGACAATTTCGGGTCGACCTATATGGACAACACGACAATTGCCGGCACTGAGGTTAGACTGACGTTCACCCACAAAAATGAGGGTAAAGCGAAAGTCGTCGCCTCGGGCACTGGTATGGTCTCCTCTCAGTACGAACGTCATATCGCGGACCTTTTGGTCACGGTCACTGACGCCAACGGATTTAGAAAGACTACCCAGAGCTACACCCATATCCGAAATCGGGTTGGGGATGCCGTAACCGGCGTCGGTGATGTGGCTCAGGCCCTTGCGGTCTGGCTCAACACCAATGCTGATTCCGTGGTTGCGTGGGAGTCGTAAGACTCTCACCTAGCTATTTGGATGCCGTCTCACGACGGTAAACCGCCCGCAGAACGGGCGACAGGAGACCGAGCTCCGGTATCACCAACCATTTATAAAGGATGGAAGATGAGTAAGAGAACGGTTTACAAGCTGGAAGGATTGGTGGAGGCCGTCTTTGACGACCTAAAGCCCACCTATACCAAGGCTCGTGAATGGGAGCGCGATCGAAATCGCTCT